GTTTATGCTTTAGCGGTAGGAGAGGTTGACGAAATTATCGGTAAGAGTATTGAATTAGATGGAAACAGATTGACTGATTCTGCTAGATTCAGAGATGGTGGTTATATTGGTACTGATAAAATATCTTCAGGGAATTATTCACTAAATACAGTTTCACAAAATGGCACTGGTATTGATGCGGGTGCTGGTCAGTTTGGTTCAAGTCCAACATCTAAATATAGATATGTTATGAATCTACATCATGGTGCTGCTACACAAACAGCAGACCCAATGCTCGTTGCTTCTATGCCTAATTGGACTTCAGCACATAAATTAAATGGTATAGCCTATATTGCTGCTCATTATGGTTACGACAAAGAAGGTATTTGGTCAGGAGTACCACAACTAACAGTACAAGTAAGAGGTAAAAAAGTTTATGACCCTAGATTAGATTCTACTGCTGGTGGTAGTGGCTCACAAAGATTTAATGATGTTTCTACTTATGCATATTCAGATAATCCTGCTTTATGTTTTTTAAATTACATTACTGACAATGAAGTAGGTAAAGGTTTAACTGAATCACAAATAAATATGTCCACATTCAGCTCTGCTGCTAATGTTTGTGATACAGAAGTTGACAATCCATTTTTTGGTGGCACATCTAAATCATTAACATGGAGTGGTGTTGCTGGTGATAGCTTTATAACCATTGGTGGCTCAGACCCTAATAGTGATTGGTGGCAAAATAAAATTGGTGAATTAATAGATATTTATGATAACAATGGTGATGGTGTTATTACAGGTAAAGAAATTACTGATATTCAAAGAGATGAATTTTTTGACCAAAATCCATTATACAGAGTTTATTTTAACGACACTTTAGGCACAAATTATTCTACACAAAGTACTGGTTCATCATTAGCAAAGATTAAAAGATTTCACTGTAATGGTTATTTAGATACTAATAAAAATGTAATGGAAAATGCTAAAGAGCTTCTTGCAAATATGAGAGGTATTTTTCTTTATATAGATGGCAAATATGAATTACAAATAGAGGATACAGGAACTTCTACTTTTACAATTACTGATGACCATATTATAGCTGATGCTGGTATATCAGTTGATTATGGCAATAAAGACAAAAAAGCAAATAAAGTCATAGTTGAGTTCTTCAATGCTAATAAGAAATACGAATTAGATACAGCTACAGTTTTACATGATGCTACTCCTGAATATTATTCAGATGATGGTGATGAGATATTAGAAATTAAAGCTGAGTTTCCTTATGTAACTGACCCATACATTGCTTACAACATGGCTAAAGCTATTCTTGTTAGAAGCAGAAAGCAAATGACTATACAGTTCTTAGGTACTCCTGAGATGTATAAGTTAAATGTAGGAGATATAGTTACTTTAAATTATGTTGGTACTTTTGATACATCGCAAACTTGTAGAGTTGAAGCATTAGAATTACAACCTAATGGTTTAGTTGCAGTTAGCTTAATAGAGTACTTTGATGTTTATACTTGGCAAAGTCCACCTGAAGAACCATTAGAAGAATTAGCCAACCTGCCATCTGCTTATGCAGTTAAAGCTCCAACTAATATTACTTTTACTGATACTGATTCAAGTTCTACAGGCAGACCATTTTTATCATGGGATGAACCAACTGATTTTCCTGATTATCAATATAGAGTTAATGTTGTTGATAGTTCTAGCAATCAAGTAAAAAATACTATTGTTGATGTTACAAATTGTGATTTAAACTTTTTACCTACAGGTTCTTATGTTGCTAATATTACATCTTTAAATACATTAGGAACTGAATCTTCACCAGCTAGATTCCCAACAACAGGTACTTTTACTATTGGTGATGCTCCTACAGGAACTCCTGATATTAAAAATGATGCAATTACTACTCCTAAAATATTAGATGGTAATGTTACTGATGCAAAGATTAATTCATTAACAGCAGACAAAATTACAGCAGGAACTATTGATGCTTCAGTTATTACAGTTACTAACTTAGATGCAGATAATATAACTTCAGGTACTATAGGTGCAGATAAAATAGATGTAACCAATTTATCTGCTATTTCTGCTGATTTGGGCTCAATTACAGCAGGTGACATGAATATTGGCTCAGGTAATTTTACTGTATCTTCAGCAGGTGTTATGACTGCTACTGGTGCAACAATATCAGGACAAATAAGTGCTACTACAGGTTCTATTGGTGGTTTTAGTGTTGGAACTACATCCTTAACAGCAGGTTCAGGTTCATCAAGAATATCTTTATCTACAGCAGATGGTATTCATCTAGGAGATAACACTTTTTCTTCTGCTCCATTTAGAGTGGCTTTAGATGGTTCTGTAACTGCTACAAATGCAACGATTACAGGTGCATTAACATTAACTAATATTGATGGAGTCACTGTTACTTATACTGCTGGAAGTTTAACTGTTGGTACTATTGGTGCTAGCAATCTTGGTAATGATGCAATATTCCCAGCGACTTTAAGATATGAAAGAACTAACTCAATTTCTGCTCCATCAGATTCAGAATTTAATACTGCATTTGGTAGAAATCCTAAAAATAATGACATAGTGGTTGTTGTTAGAACAGATACTAATGCTCAAGAAGCATACAAACATAATGGCACATCTTTTGCTGTAGTTAATAATTATATAGATGGTGATTTAATTGTAGATGGAACTATATCAACAGACCAAATAGCAACTAATGCTGTAACTGCAAATGAAATTTTAGTAACTAATCTTGCAGCTATATCAGCTAATATGGGTTCTATAACTTCAGGAAGTTTAGATATTGGCTCAGGAACTTTTACTGTTGATACTTCAGGAAATATGGTTGCTACAAGTGCAACTATAACAGGAGCTATAACTGCTACAAGTGGAACATTTGCAGGCAGTCTTAGTTCAGCAGATGGTACTTTTACAGGTACTCTTAGTGGTGTAGATGGTACTTTTTCAGGCAGTCTTAGTTCTGCAAGTGGTACTTTTACAGGTGCTTTAAGCGGTGGTACTATATCTATTGGTTCAGGTAATAGTATTTTTAAAGCAGATAGTAATGGTATTTATTTAGGTAATGCAACATTTGGCTCTGCTCCATTTAGAGTAACTCCAACAGGTGCTTTGACAGCAACTAATGCAACTATAACAGGTGATGTTACAGCTACAAGTGGAACATTTACAGGTGACATAGTTGCTAATAATCTAAACATAACAAGTGCAACTGTAACAGGTAGTCTAAGTGCTGATAATATTCAAATAGATAATGTCACTATTGATACTGATGGAAGTGGTAATTTAATTATTAAATCAGATGGTGTAGGCACTACACAAATAGCAGATAACGCTGTTACTAATGATAAAGTAAATAGCATATCAGCAACTAAGATTACTGCCGACCAACTAGATTCAGCAAGAATCAATGTTGGTACTTTAAACGTACAACATTTTGATAATGTATCTGCTGATATAAAAAGTCATTTAACTACTGAAACCTTTGTGCCTTTATCAAGAGAAGGACAAGTATATGTACAAAGAACATCAGAATATACAGGAAGCAATGCATCATTTTTTAATTTAGCAATTACTCAAGTTAGAAACAATGCTACTTATGTAGCTATTTTTTCAGGAGTGCTTGGTGATGTCAGTGGAGGTAGGGTTCAATATTCAATAAATGGAACTACATGGGTTAATGCAAGTGGTAATACTAATATTTCTTGGAGTGCTGGAACTTATAGAGGATATACTTATGTTTATACAGGACAAATAACTACATTATCAGGAACTCAATCAACTGTTTATTGGAGAATATATTTCTCAGGAAGTTACAATCATACTCAACTTTCACTTAATGTAATGATGGATAACACACAATAATGAATATTTTTACTATATACAATTTAGAAACAGGCGAAATAGAATACTCATGTTCAACAGTTGCAGAAATGCATGAAATGTTATTAGAAGATGGACAAGGTATTATAGAAGGTGATTATCAACCCAATGAATATAAGATAATTGATGGTGAAGCAGTTATAAGAACTGATAATGTATTAGAAATATTAAGAAACAAAAGAAACGAATTATTAAAACAATCAGATTGGACTCAAGTAAATGACTGTCCTTTATCTGATTCTAAAAAACAAGAATGGGCAACATACAGGCAATCATTAAGAGACTTACCATCTACACATCAGTCAGTCAATAATATTGCTGATGTTATATTTCCAAGTACCCCTGAATGATTTAAGATATATAAAATAGGATTTTATTATGGCACAACACGATTACAACATAGCAAA